CTAAACCTGTACCGAAGAAAGCATATTTCTTTGGTCCAACAATTACAGCTGAATCTCCAGATGGATCGATTAATCCAGGTGCCGCAAAAACAACGACATTACTGCCAGGGAACACAAAGCTAGACTCTGCCGCTCCTGTTACGTTGTTAACGTTTGGATATTGTAACAAGATAGAGTTACCTTTGTCTTGTAAACCTTGAACTAATTTAGAGTATGTAGCGTATGAAACGAATGCTGTGATATCGTCTTCTTGCTTTAACTCGTTAGGGATCAAGTCGATTAATGCCCACATGTTAGCTACAGAGTTTGAAGCTGTCCAAGCAGTTGAGTATGCAGTACCGTCAATTGCACCTTCTGCAACCGATGTTTGGAACAATAAACCGTCAAGGTTTGCACCGTCTCCAGCCCAAATAGTTTCTTCAACATATTTAGCGATTTCTTTTACTTTCAAATCAGCGATTTGAGTTTCAAATGGAACTGATTCATGTAAAGCAGAAGCAGATAATTGAGAAGATAACCATGTAGAGTACAATACATCTGGACATAGTAATTCTTTTAACATCTTCGCTTGAACATTCATGTTCACTTGAGTGAAGATAGTTGTGTTTGTACCAACTTGACCTGCACCGAATCCGCAAGCTGCGTCTTTGATGTCTACGTTAGCACCTAAAATGTTGATTGCAGTAGTTCCTGCAGTTAAACCAGCTTTAACAGTTAAATGATTAACAGTTTGTGGTTTTAAAATCGCGCGTGTGATCAAATCAGTTGACAACTGGTCAGTATACGCTGGTAATCCTGATAAATTAAATGACATAATTTTAAATTTATTTTTTGTTTGTTAGAGATTATTTTCTCAAAGATTTTAGTAATTCAACTTTAGCGTCAATACCACCAAATTCTTCAGTTGTAACGTTAGTTACTTTTGGAGCAGCAGCTGCAGCAGGAGCTTTAGCAAACTTTTCCATTTTAGTTTTCATTGCACCCATTTCTTCTTTAATAGTAGAAACTTCTTTTGCAACTTCTTCAACAGCTTCGAAGATAGCTTTCATTTGCTCAGCAACTTTCTCAGTTACTTTTTCAATGATAGATTCTTCCATCGCTACGTCAATTTTTGGCTCGTCGATAACTTCTTCGCCAGCAACTTCAACAACAGCTTCGTCAGCAACTGGTGCTTCATCTTCTGTAGCTTCAGCTTCTTCAGTAGTAATTTCAGCGATAACTCCTTGAGCATCAACTTTAATTACAGTACCGTCTTCTAGTGTGTGATAACCTTCAGGTGCAGGAGTCTTTGTTGAACCATCTTCAGAAACTACGAATACAGGCATTCCTGGCTCCAATTTCTCATACTCAACAACAGTTACGCCGTCTTGTAATTTAGCTGATTCTAATTTCACTTCCATTCCTAAAATTTCACGTACTTGATTTAACTTCAATTTGTACATAATTATTAGTTATTTTTATTAATTAGTTAGTGCAATTTGCACTTGGTATTTATAAATATTATTATATTAACATCTGACACATCTTGAAAATATTTAATAAAAGTTGAAACAAAGGGGACCAACAGGAATACAAGTATTGTCTTCAACGTCTCTGAGGTATACTAGGAAGGGAGTAGACATAAAAAAGGCTGACAATCCGTTCAATGTCAGCCTAAAAATACATTTTTTAATTATTTGGCACCTGTTATATATCCGAGCCCAAAATCTTTTTTATTCTTTCATATACTTTAGCAGCTTCAAGCTCCTCCATATCAACTAAAATACCTTCAATAGAAAATCCTTTTAGTTCTCCAGCTTTAACTCTTGCCCAAGTTTCAGGATCATCTACTTTAACAGAGATCATCCAAGTTCCTACAGGCACATTATAACCATATAACGTATTTGCTTTATCATCTTCAGTTTCTACTAACCAGGATTCAAATATGTATGCACCAGCTGTATTCTCTGCATGATCTGTATTTAATTCATGTACTCTACCTTCTTTGAAATACTTTAAAGCAATTTCTTTGATAGTTTCTGGTGAGAATTTAACCCAATATTTTTGACCATCTTCGTCTACTCTCAAGATCTTCATATCAGGCACCATTGCTGGTCCTACTAGGATTTGTTGTTCTTCAGCAGCAAAACTAAAAATAGAATCATGAACTGCATTATAGTAACCATGTTTAGCCATGTTATCTGGTTTTGTACCAGCTCTACCTGCAGCAGGTCCTAAATCTTGGTATGATATTCTACCATCTCTTGTTGATTTCACTAAATAATCATTCCATTGATGTTTGCAGTTAGGTCCTCCTTTAAAAGACCAAATAGAATATTCTGCAGCACCATCAATACCAAAACCTGCATTTACTGCAACATTTGACATTGCTTGTATTTGTTCTTTAGTATAAAATAAATCCATGTTAACCATTTGTACACAGAAATCTCTTGAGTTACTACCGATTCTACCAGTGTATTTGTAAAGTATTAATTCTCTGTCTTTTTGTTCAGATGCAGCAGCAGGATTAGTTCCAGAACCACCAGCAGAAGCATTTGCAAATTCCATTTCAAACAATTTAGCTAAATCTTCCTTTTTTGTACCTAATTCTTTAGCCAAAGCAAGAATTGTATCAGTAATATACTCATCTTTAGTCCAAGAATAGTCCATATCACATGCTTTTTCAGCTAAAATAGCTCTAGTTACAATGTCTTTTTTCTTTTTCGGTATTTGATCTACGTATTGTGGTAATCCAGCAACATCAATATCCATCTTTTCAGACCAATATGCTTCACAAACAGCTACTGCTTGATCATTATCTTTACCTTCGTTAATTAAAACAGGAATACATCTGCTAATAAATTCATTATGTTGTTCGCCAGCACTAGGATGTACAAACTTTTGTTTGTTAAAATATTGAAAATCCAACATGATAGCTGGTTCTTCTACTAACGAGATCTTTTTAACTCCTGATACTTCATCAGATTCAAGAATTCCAAGGTCTACTATTTTCTTTTTATTTGGTTCCATACTTTATGTATTGTTATTTTAATGGGTCAATTTTATCTTTAACATCTTTAGCTCTGGCTGTCAACTCTTTAAAGTAATCCCAGAATCCTTTCTTTTTAACTGCTTTGAAGTTCTCATCGATAGAGAATAACTCAATTGAAATCAAAGTCAATGCAACTATTTTAGTGGCAAATAATGGAACTGTAAAGAACTGTTGAATAATATCATTTAGAATAAAGGTGTCGACACAAAATATTAAAACAACTGTCATTTGATACAAGAACATCTTTGAAATGATTTGACTCAACTTTCTTGAAGTTACTTCTTGTTTTAGTTTTTTGGCTTTCCATATTCCCATTATGGTGTCTGCTATGATGCATACGCCCACTGTTACCATGATACCAGTTATAGGCGCTAAAAATGCTGATATAATCATCAATAATCTTGTACTACTACTTTTTAATGCTAACTTTAAATAGATTAGCTGTTCTAATATGTGCTCCATTGTTAACATTAGATTTTTGCTATGTCTCGTAGTCGTTTATCTGCTTCTTGTTGTGAAGTCATATCAGATGCGACAACGTATGTTTTTATAATTGGAGCAGAAGCACCAGAGTTTGAATTACCAGCAGGAATTGGAGCTCCACCACCAGCTTGATTGATTTGATTTAATAAACCACCAAACATTGCAGTCGAATTAGCATTGATAACTGATTCTCCGTTTGATAACATAGCAGGAATAGAATCTGATGTGCTAGTTCCAGGTCCAGTTACGTAACCACCTGCTGCAAATTTACTTGCTGCTGGTGCAGGCGCAGAAGGTATACCACCTCCACCAGAACCACCAGTAGAAGGTACTTGTACTGATAAAATCTTTTTAACATTCATTAAACCACCAGCTACTGCAATACCACTTGCAACAGCTGCTAATGCAGGACCTACGATTGGAATACCAACTAACGATGCGTATGCTTTTTGAGCTGCTAAATAGGTATCGATGGTTGTTTGAGCAACCGCAGTGGCTTTACCAGCAACTGTGTTTTCACCTAATAATGCAGATGCACTACCTAACATGCTTGAGATAGCCTCTAAATTGGCTTTCTTTGCATCAGCAGCAGCTTTATCAATATCTGCTCTAGCTTTTGCATTCTCTTTAATAGCAGCAGTTCTTTGATTTTCACTTTCAAAAGTCATGTTACTGATAATATCCTCGTTAGCTTTGTTTAAAGCTATCTTTTCTTCGTATGTTGTATCTTCTTGACCGATCAACCATTGGTTATAACCCAATTGGTCTTCCATGTCTTTTTGTTTAAATGCAGCATCTTGCTCTTTCTTTTGAGCATCGTTAACTTCTCTAACGGCAGCAATCTTCTCACCTTTTTGAGTTTCAGTTAACTCAGATGCATTGATTTCTGCAATTTGACTATCTAATTGTAACTGTAATTCTGTTTGAGCTCTCAGTTTTTGATCTTCAATGCTCATCAAGAATGCTTGGTCTTTGATGTCTTTTAATTCTTTTTCAAACGCAGCGTCTTTTTCTTTTCTGACTTTTGCTTGATCGTCTAAAAGAGCTTGAGTTTCACCAGCTTGTGTGGCTTGCATTTGTTTTTGTTGTGCATATAAAGACTCAAGATACTTTTGCTCTTCTTTAGTTAGATTCTTTTTACTTGCGTATTTGTTAATTTGAATCTGTAACTCTTTGTTAGCATTCTCTTGTTGAATCTGTAAAGTTCTTTGAGCTTTTACTTCTTCATCTTTAATTGCATCTAATTCTGCCTTTTGACGTAACTCGATTGTCTTCTTGTCAGCCTCTTTAGCAGCATCAAGCATTTCTTTAGCATGCTCGTTATACTTGTCTTTTCTTTCTTTTTGCTTCTCAGCTGCCTTTTCATTGGCTGCTTTTTGATCATCTGCTACTTTTTTGTTGTATGCAGCTTGATCTATTTGAGCTTGATTATTTAAATCTTTGATTGCAGTCTGTAACTCTGCTAATTTCTTTTTCTTTTCGTCATCAAGTTCACCGTCCATTGCTTGTAATTTTAGCAATTGTGCGATAGCTGCTTGTCTTGATGCTACTTCTTCAGCATTAATCTTTTTCTTTTGTGCTAATAACTGAGCTTCAGTAGCTCCTTGAGCTTCCATTAATGATAATCTTCTTTTGCTTGCTGCAATTTGTTGATTACCAGCTGAATTCACATCATCAAAAGCTTTAATAACTTTATCTGCATTGTCTCTTGTCTTTGAAGTAGCTGCATCGTCAATTAAACCACCTGTCAAGAATGAAGCAACGTTACGTAAAGTGTCCATTGTTGCTTCTGCAGCGTCATTTAGGAAGTCAAAAGAACTAATCAATTTCTTGATAGGTCCTATTGCAGCCATTACACCAACAACTAATAGACCTAACGCAGTAACTACAAGTCCAATTGGATTCATAGATAACGTTAGATTAAATGCTTTGTTAACTGTGTTTAATATTACTGTACCTGCAGCTGCGGCTTTCTCAAGAACTAGTTTACGCTCTAATGCAGAGTTCAATAAACCTTCTTTGATAGCTCTAATACCCATTACAACGGCAAGTGCTTGTTGTGCTTTAGCTTCTGCTGCAGCAATTTCTGTATTTTCTTTACCAAATAAAGCACTGGCTTGAGAAGCTATAGCAAAAGCACCACCAAGTGATTCTGCAATACCTACTAAACCTTGTAATCTCTTCTCAGCACCTCTACCTTCTAAAGATTTGTCTAAATCTTCTTTTGCAGATCTTGCTTTGATTAAATCTTGTTCAATCGCTTTAAATTGTGTACTACCAAACTCAGCACTTTTCAGGGTGTCTTCTAACTGTTCAATCGATTTATCTAAATCATCAATCGATTTGATAGTCTGGTCGATACCATTTACTTTCAGTGTGAAACCTATAACTTTATCTGCCACGGTGTTTAATTCTTTTTATAATTATAAATATAAAGAAGAGACCTTTTGAAAGCCTCTTCTTCATTTT